TGCTCAAAAAGCAGAGGGTGATACTGGATTTCTTTCTGATGATGAAAAAGAACAATTACTTTCTCAATTAGAAGAAACTGCAAAAGAAGTTGTCGATGAGCAAGAACTTAAAGTTGATGAACTTACAAATGAGATAGAAGAACTTAAACAAAGGGTAGATAAAGATGAGTAAAAGATTATCTGCTTCTCAAAATGCTAAGAATACTAATAAGATACCAATAGTAGCTCGTTCTTCATCTGGTATTGTTACTGAGGTTATATTGGATTCTGAACATGAACGAGTTGTTAAAGTAAGCGATGATTATAAAAAAGAATATTTTACTGAAAAGGAAACTGATGTAGTTGGATATGCTGTAATCAGACCTTTAGATGATAATACTTCAGCTGAAAATTCTTTATTTACATACAGACCGCTTAGTCCATCTTTATTAGAAGTACCCCTTGTTGGAGAAATCGTAGAGTTATATAAGATTGGTAATGTACGATATTATAGAAGATATAGTAGTGTAAATATTAATAAGGGGAACGCGGGAAAGGATAGAAACAAAGTAACATATCAAAAAACCGATAAATCAAGTAGCTCTAAAGATTATAATACGGTAGCTAAAACAAACACACCCAATAATTCTTCTGAATCTGATAGAAGTACTGTAATTGGTGAATACTTTGAACCACAGCAGGTTAATAAATTAAAATTATATGAGGGGGATTCAATTTTACAATCTCGTTTCGGACAATCAATTCGTTTTAGTGGATATAATAATGAAGAAAATAAATTCTCACCAACTATAACAATTAGAAATAGACAAAATGATGAGTCTATAAATAATTTAAAGGAGTTTGATTTAGTTGAAGAAGATGTAAACAAAGATGGTTCTATCATCGCACTTACATCTCAAGATTATAAGATACCATTTCAGCCTGGTCTTATAGATGATGGTGGTTCTTCTAACTTTGAAACTACTCCATTGTATGCAGAAATACCTGAAGAATATGTAGGACAAGACCAAATCTTAATAAACTCAGAAAGAATTATCATTTCATCTAAAGCAGCTGAAATGATGTTTTTCTCAAAAGGAAATTACTCAATTATATCTGATGGTGATTTAAGTATGGATTTTGGGTTCGGTGGTGCAAAATTAGATTTCGGCGGAGAAGTAATCCTAACTACTGATAGAAACAGTTCTAATGTTTCGATTAATACTGGTGATGGACAAATTAGATTAAATACTGATGATAGTGGTAACGGTGGTACTGGTCAAAAAGAACCTATTGCTAGAGGAGAAACTTTAGTAGATTTACTATCTCAATTAATTGATGCTATTGGTCAGCAAATATTTGCAACACCCGCCGGTCCTACTGCAGCAGGTCCTCTTAACATTGCAATATTTAAAAAGATACAATCTCAACTTGATACAATAAAATCAACTAAAAACTTTACGGAGTAGATTATGTCTTGGAGCCTATTCAAAGTAAATATGCTACTCTATATGAATAATCCTATTGGGGTTGTCACACCTGTTCAGTTTGCATCTAAGCTTGCTACTGAATATGATTCTTGTATGAGACGAGGGGGACAGTTAATCGGTAAAGAATCGGTAATGGTTGGGAATTTACCTTTAATGTTAACACTTGTTACAGTTGCACAGACAAAGGCAATTACAAAAACACAACCAGGTAAACATGATTTTCTAGCAGATATTGGTAAGGCAGTAGAAGGATATTGGACAGGAGCAACTTTAATGCCATTTCCAATATATCCAATTCCAGCAGCAGGTTCATTACAAAATATAATTTTAAATTCAGGTATGGTTACTAATCCTGGTAAATGGCCGAAGGTTCCATTTGAAATTCCAACAAAATCTTCCTTAGTTTTTATAGAAGCATTTGTAATGTTTGCAAAGATTCATTTGTTCACCTTACAAGGAATGTTTATGACAACTTCTTTATATCCATCGGTTCCATCACCAATTCCCGCACCTGGTGTTGCAAATTGGGTAGCGTATATGATACCGGATGCACCGTTTTTTGGATTAAAATTTGGTGGTAAGGGAGAACCAGATGGGTCGGATGGTGGAGATGTTAGTAATCAAGGAATTGATATCAGTAATACAATGTCAACTCCAGATATTAAAAAGAAACCAAAGCCGATTGTAACTCCAAATATTTTATCTAATGGTGATGCTGATGGATTATCTACCACGAATAAAGAAGATGAAATTGATGATAAATTAATTGCAGATTTGGATTCTAATAGTGTTAATAGTGTTGATAAAATAAATAAGATATTAGAAGCCGAGCGTGAAAAGGATTTAGCTGGATTGGAGAGGTTTTATTCATCAGCAATACAGGCAATTGGAGATTTTAAAAATATACAACCTGATACCGATGCTCAATTTAAGAAATCTTTAGGTGAATTACAAAAACAATTAGAAGAAGATAAGAATAAATGTTGTGATGACTGTGATTAAAACTATAAAATTAACTAAGATATATTTATATTAAGATAAAAACAATTAAAAATGAACAACAAACAATTAATAAAAGTAATAAAGACTCTTGTTGAGGTAGAAACTGCCAAACAACAAGAACGCTTTTTATCGAAAACTTTTCCAAAGATATTGGAAGAAGAAGTAAATAAAAGATTAGCAGAGGTGAAGGGAGGTTTAGTCAGCGTTTCCTCTCCGCAGATAACTGAGGAGGATGTAATAGACCCGTTTGAACAAGCAGAATTGGCATTACAAGAACAAAGACAAGCACCAAAACGAAATCTAAGTAAGAATGCCGCTATTAATGAAGTTCTTAACAATACAACACCATTTTCTAAAGAACAAAGAAGTTCAACAAAAGCTGGTGGAGCATCGATATTAGATAAGTTACCACCACAACAGCCAATCCAAGAAAGTATGGATAAAACAGTTGAGTTTACTTCTCAAGGAGCAGGAGCAGGTTTAGATGGAGTTAGAGCTTCAATGGCTGCACAAATGGGATATGCTGATGTAAATACAAGAACACAGAATAAATCAGGATTAGGAGTACAAACAGGTTTACCTGGTTTAGATAGAATCCTAAACAGAGATAATTCTGCGTTAGTTAAAAAATTTAAAACTAGGTAATAAATTGTGGCATACGTTGTAGGCAAAAAAATTATTAAAGATGTTGATGGAGACTTTGATGACCATGCATATGGGTTTCAATATCCTACAAACGGTGGTACTTTATTTAAATCAACGTATACAGCATATGAAGCTGCAAAATCTAATTTAAGAAATCTTCTTCTCACAGCAAAAGGAGAACGAGTAATGCAACCAGAATTTGGTACAGGATTGCACGAATTACTATTTGAACAAATGGGAGATGATTTCGAGGGTAGATTAGTAGATACAATAACTGAAAGTGTAAGCTTTTGGTTACCTTATATAAAGATAGATGAAATAAATGTTGAATTAACAGATGAAATGAAAGATAGAAATCAAGTTGGAATGAATATAAAATTTTCAGTTGGTGATAATATCGAAACCGATAATGTAACATTTACTTTGCAGGGATAATAAATTATGGCACTTAATACTGGTAATATAAAAAACAAGGGAAGAGATATTAAATATCTAAATAAAGACTTTGGTCAATTTAGAGAAAATCTAATCGAATATGCTAAAACATATTTCCCTCAAACCTATTCTGACTTTAATGAATCATCTCCAGGAATGATGATGATTGAAATGTCATCTTACATAGGTGATGTTCTCGGATACTATATTGATGATACCCTTAAAGAATCAATGATTCATTCTGCAGAGGATAGAAGTAATGTTGTTGCTCTTGCAAACTTTTTAGGATATAAACCAAAAGTAACTTCAGCCGCACTAAGTAGATTATCAGTTTATCAACTAACTCCAAGTAAAAGGAAAGCAAGTGGTAATTTATATGATGGTGATAATAGATTCGAATTTGATCCTGGTTATCTTGTAAGGATTGTAGAAGGTATGGTTATTACATCATCAACAACTGGTATTTCTTTTAGGACTACCGAACTTGTTGATTTTAATGATGATTATGAAAGAGAAGTAACTGTTTATGAAAGAAATGAATTTGGAGAGCCAGTTTATTATCTTATAAAAAAATATGTAAATTGTATATCAGCAGAATCTGAAAAGATAGAGGTATCGTTTGGTTCCCCACAGCAATTTTCCAAAATAGATTTAGGTGATACAGATATAATTGAAATATATGATGTTCGGGATTCTAATAATAATAAATGGTATGAAGTTCCGTATTTAGCACAAGAGCTGGTATATACTGATTATCCAAACACCGATAATTTTGATAAAGAACTTTCTCAATTCAAAGATTCCGTTCCTCAGATTTTAAAAGTATCAAAAACTTCAAGAAGATTTGTAAGACAGATAAATGAAGATAATACAACAACATTGGTATTTGGGGCAGGTAACTCAACATCATCTGATGAAACTTTCCTACCAAACTTTAAAAATGTTGGATTAGGATTAAATAATTCAATCGATAGATTGGGTGCATCATTTGACCCTGCTAACTTTCTAAAATCAAAATCATATGGACAGGCTCCTGCTAATACTACATTGACTATAACATATCTAAAGGGTGGTGGTGTTACGGCAAATGTACCTGTTGGTGATTTAACTAAAATAGATGCAATTGCATTTGATGAAGATATTTCTTTATTCGATGATGATGAGCTTAATTTATATAGATTTTGTAAAAACTCAATAGCAGTTGATAATGAAATTCCTGCAAGTGGTGGAAGAGGTGCAGAAACAATTAATGAAATTAGAGAAAACGCACTTGCACATTTTGGTTCTCAAAATAGAGCAGTAACACGAAAGGATTATCAAGTTAGAGCATTGGCACTTCCTCCTAAGTTTGGTGGAATAGCAAAGGCATACTGTGCACCAGATGGTGAGTTGGATAATAATTCACCAGCATCCATTTTAAATAGTCCTGATACACTAGAGGAATTTGCAGGATTGGTTAAAAAAATGTCCTCTGAAGGTAAAAAAACAGAAACTGAAATAAAAACAGAATTGCAACGTTTTTTAGTTGGTAAGCAATCTAATTCAAATTTAGCTGAAAAGAATAACCCATTTGCAATTAATTTATATATCTTAGGATATGATACTGATAAAAAATTAAATAATTTAAATAAAGCAGTTAAAGAAAATGTTAAAACATATCTATCTGAATATAGAATGTTAACCGATGGTATTAATTTATTAGATGGTTTTATAATTAATGTAGGAATAGATTTTGAAATTAGAGTGTTTAATTCTTATAATAAACAAGAAGTAAAACTAAAGTGTATTAATGAAATAGAAAACTATTTTAATATTGATGATTGGTCCTTTGGGATGCCTATTAATATATCGGAACTTGAAATAATTATAGCAAGTGTAGAGGGTGTACAATCAGTTCCAAAATGTGAGATAGTAAATAAATGTGGTGGAGCTTATTCTAAGAACAAATATAATATTCAATCTGCAACAAAAGGTAAAATGGTTTATCCATCATTAGACCCTTCAGTATTTGAATTAAAATATCCTGGTAAGGATATAAAGGGGAGGGTTGTATAATGTACCAATTCGTAACAGCATCTAAAGATGCAAGTATCTATTTACAACAACCCAGTCAAAATACTGGTTTGGATGAAATCTTAGAAGTTTCTAAAACTTACTATGGAAGTTTAAAAGATATAGCACATTCTGTAATCAAGTTTGAAACCGATTCACTTTCACAATCTATTGCAAGTGGTGAAGTAACAATGAGTGCAGTAGATATGATTCTTAAAGAATGTGAATCTTCTGAAATTCCAATCGATTATACAATTTACGCATATGCAGTAACACAATCGTGGGAGATGGGTATTGGTACCCGTTTTGATGATATTACAACTGATGGTGTATCTTGGAACTCCGTAAGAACAGGGCAAGATTGGTTATCACTTGAAGAACATTCATCTGATACAACTGGTTCATTTAATGGTAAGGGAGGAACTTGGTTCACTGGTTCATTTTCATCACAATCTTTTTCATACGAATCATCTGATATAGAAATGGATGTTAAAACAACTATGGATGAGTGGATTGGTGGAACTCTACCAAATGAGGGATTTATTTTAAAACACGATACATCATTAGAAAATGATACTAATGATTATGGACAACTTAAGTTCTTTTCAAAAGAAACAAATACAATATACCAACCTAAACTAAGAATTGGTTGGGATGATTCTTCATTCTCTACTGGCTCCTTAACAGAACTTACCTCTGATGATATTCATGTAACATTTAAAAGATTAAAGACCAGATACAAGCGTGGAAGTAAACCTACAATCAGAGTTTTCGGAAGAGAAAAATATCCTCTTAAAACATATACTAATGAATACTCATATACAGATTTATATTTTTTACCATCAACTACTTATTATCAGGTAAAAGATATATTAACTGATGAGATTATAATTCCATTTGATGATGATTACACAAAAGTTTCGTGTGATTCAAATGGTAATTTCTTTAAATTAGATTTAACAAATTGGGAATATAATAGAGATTACTATATTCAGATTAAAACTAATAGAGATGGTGTTATAGAATATTTTGATGATAAGGATTTAACTTTTACGATAGAGAAATAAAATGGCATTGGATAATAGATTTAGATTTGATGAATTAGTAAAGGATGGCTCTAAGGCAATTATATCCGAAGATGCTACTACTAAAACCCACACGTTTGTTGCTGGGGCATCTACTATTGTCTCTCAATCTGCTTCTGAACCATATGAACACATCAAGGGTGAACGTGATGGAGAAACTACGGCTTATATAGAGAAGCCAGCATATACTGAAAATCAACTGAAGAAAGCAGTTGATACCGTAATTGATGAATTAGTTGCTCCACCCAAAGCACCACAGCCAGATGTAGTTCCGAGACCTGTATATGATGAATTACAAGATAAGTTTGAACAAGCTTTAGAAGATTTAGAAGCGGCTCAAAATAGAATTTTGCAATTAGAAGGTGAGGTTGCAACTTTAAATGCTAGACTAACTGCTGCTCTTACCGAAAATGATTCACTTAAAGCACAAAAGGCAGTTGTTGATAATCAGTTTCAACAATCAACTGAACGATATAAAGACCAAACTTCTAAATTAGTTACTGCTATTTTAAAAGCAACTAAAGAAGCAAACGAAAGAGTTAGATTAAATGCACAAGTAGAAGGTTTAGTAGCTCAAAAAGATGTTTTAAGACAACAGTTGTTAACTCTTAGAAAAATAGTATCTGGACTTGAAGGGCAGATTGAAGCTGGGGTTGAATCACTTAAAGTACAAACAGAGGCCGCAGCATCACAAAGAGAAGCAGCAGCTGCAGCAGCTGAAGCTCAACGATTAGCTTTACAAAACCAACAAGAAGCATTAGAATCACAACTATCAGGTCAAGCAGCAGAAACCGCAGCAGCTGCAGCAGGTTTAGGCCCACTAAGTGATAACCAATCATATTATGGAATTAAACAACAAGGGCCAGGTAATGGACCTTCCGATATAGAATGGGTAACATCGGTAGATAATCCACAGCCAGGAAAATGTGGTAAACTAACAGTACAAAACTTAAAAGATAGTGGAGCTAAGATTACTCAAGTTTCAATGGCA